GGCGGTGGCGGCGGTGGTGGCGGCGGTGGGGTAGACGAAGATAAAGTAGCACCAGATGAATTATTTGTCGAACTAATAGGATGTTATGGTGGAAATACTGTACAAATCGATATAGAAAATAAAATAGGCTTAGGGTCTGATGGTTTTAATGATTGTAATGATCCTGATATCTTAATAAGAAGTCCAGTTATAGACATAGTACAAACAAATATCGGAGATGTGGTATCTTCCGCAGGAGTGACTTCTAGTCTTATTGTGGGGGATTTGGAAGTTGTGAGTAATTCTGTAAATATTCAAATAGTAGAACCACAAAAAATACCAATTCCAAAAATCTCCAACGAACGCAGATTATATAACGAAAGATTCGATGAGCAATGTCTTTCTGATGCTATTCTAGTGAGAGCAACGACAGAATCTCCTCTGTTTGGCGGAGTTTCTGGTGATAATTATTCCGCAGTCAATACCAATTATTTTGGCAGTGGAAAAATCCAAAAACTGTTTTCTGATGAGGCCATTCGCCTAGAAATAGTAAACTGTGATGGGATAAAAATTGGTTGCTTGACTGTTTTAGACATTTCCAAAGAAGACAATAATTCGTATAGACTATACTATAATGAATTACAGTCATATGTTGCGAGCATATCAAGTGATAGTTTGTTTGCGGAAGCATGTACTATCTCCCTAGAAGGGCAGACGGTATTCTCCATCTACAGCAACCGTATTCTTACTTGTTCTGACACTGTGCCAAACGGAAAAAGAAGATTGGTATACAAAATTCCTCGGGGAAACAACATCACAAATGTGACAGACAACGATTATATGATAACTCGTGATTTTGTAGGAGACATCATCGGAAATTCCGTAAATTTCACAATGGATGTTCCTGGTGGTGTATTCAACGATAATTCTAGTGACATCGGAAACCCCTCTTTATTCACTGTAGTAATAAACGGCAAAAACATACCACTAAACCAAACCGGAACCACTCCGTATATTGAAATGGTAGGGCAAAATCAAGCAGTTCTTAAGTTGCCCTCTTCTGGACCGAACACATACCCAACAGCAGGAAAAGCATATCTGATTGCCAAAGTTAGGTTCCCCGAAAAATCAACTGTAGTGGGATTAGATCCGGAACCACACAGAAAGAAAATACTCAGAGAAGTTCGTGGTGTGTACACCCAAGATCTCAGCACAAATCCTACAATAAGTTTAGGGTTTTCTGATGTGTATGAAGTCAGATCTGTGACTATAAGTGGATTTACTGATTACTCTCTGGACGATTTCATATTCGATAATGGGCAGAAGAACGACAGATACGATCATGGAAGTATAACCCTAGATCCATCTAAAAAAGCACCAGACACACAAACAGTAGAAATCAATGTTGTGTTCAGATATTTTGAGCATCAACCTATTGCTCCTGGTTTCTATGGTCCTATCACCGTAAACTCTTATGGATTTGACCAAAAAGGCGACTCAATACCTGGATTCCACGGGTTAGACCTAAATGGAAACCAAATAACTTTGGGATATAACCAAATACCAAACTTTTTAGACAAAGCAAGTGGAGAGGTTCTATCTCTTTCCGATTGTATCGATTATCGTATGTTTAGAACAGAAGAAGGATATATCGAAAATGGCTTGAACAAATCATCCATACTCCGTGGACGATATTTCCCATCTCCCGACGCATCTGCGGCTATAGAGGCAGCCTATGTGTTTAAGATGCCGAGAACTGATCTTTTGGTGGTACAACAAGACGGAACTTGTGGGATAATTCCTGGAGTTCCTTCAGAAGATCCTGTTCCTAGTGAATATCCAACAAACGGACTTGTGCTAGCAGAGGTGTCAATTCCAGGAATAGCAAATTCTGCGGAAGACTATACCATAAGAATGACTCCGATGAGAAGCATAGGGCTATCTGAAACAAACGATCTACAAAATCGTGTTCGTGATTTGGAAATGGCACTTTCCCTGAAAACCATGGAAACCAAGATTAAATCCCAAGGAGCAAACGGTCAAGGTGAGTTCCTTACAGGGATGATAGTGGATGATTTTGGTGGACATTATGTGGGTGATGTGGCAAACGACGAATACAATTGCTCCATAGACTTTTCAAGTAGAGAATTAAGATCTCCATTCACGACAAAGTTCCAATCGTTTGTCCCACTTTCTTGGGAAAATGAGGAAGATTTCAGGAATATAGAAAAAATTTCTGATTATTATACTATGGCACCAGAAATAAAAAATGCTGGCGTCACTCTTGTGAGCAATGTTCAGGCGACAGAAGAAGTTTCTGTTAATTCTTTCGGAGCCGTGAATTGGCAAGGGTATTTGTCTATAGATCGCCCATACAATCTATGGATAGATCAGAATACCAAACCTGTTGTTCGGAACAATCAGCGAGGGAAAAATGACGCATGGGATGCCGGTGGGAGTGCTGTACAAACCAATGGAAGAAATAAAGGATTTGGAACCCAATGGGGATTCTGGAAGTCTCTATGGTTTGGTGACAAATTTATTCAAACTGGTTATTCAGAAAAAGACAGAGCAGCAGCAAAAAACTTCTCAGATGCCGTCAGTAATCAGTCTCCGTCAAGATTTCGTAGAAACATAGATCAAGAAAATCTTTTCAGCCAATCAAGAAATGATCTCAGTTCTGGTGGTTTTTCAATAACGGACACAAAAAACGGTAGATACTGTGATAGTTCTTTGAACTTTTTCTGCCCTGAAGATTATGTCATACTCCGAGCATACGGACTCAAACCCAATTCATCCTTTTCTGTTTATTTCGATGACATGGAATCTCCCGTATCTGCTTCAAGAATAGCAAGTGTGTCGGGCAGTTCCCTGACATCTCTGTCTTCAGACGGAAATGGATATTTGGAGTTTCGCTTAAGAATTCCTGGTGGATCATACCTCTCAGGGAACAAAGCGATTAAGGTTATGGAAAACGGCACAGTATCAAATCGGTCTTTTGCTTCAGCAATATATGAAAATGTGGGAGGAGATTGGAAGAACAGGGTTGGAAGAAAAGACAAAACTATTGATCTAGAAAAACTAGCAATAGGAAGATCAGATGTTTTCTTGGACAATCAAAAAACTCTATATGTTAATTCTTCTATAAACAACGGGTTGATTCAAACATTTATTGTGGATGAAAGTCAGCACCCAGAGGGAATAATACTCAAAGATTTGAGCCTCTACATTTCAGAAAAAGACACATCATCTCCCATATCTGTAGAAATTAGAAAATTCTACAAAAATGGTGTAGATAAATTTAATATTGTGAGAAATTCTAAAGTATATCTAAACGCATCCCAAGTAACCGAAAACACAGACAATCTGTTCACCTTCCTTGCTCCTGTCTATCTGTCTCCTGGACAATATGCTTTGATTGTAAGAACAAATTCTTCTAATTACAAAATACATCTTTCCAAAAACGGTTCTTCTAGAATAGACAGTGGAGCATCTCCTCTCACGAATGTTTTGGCAAGGCCAATTTCTGGTGCGGGTGTTTATATCGGAAGTGGTTCGGCAATTCCTGTTCCTGAAAGAAACAAAACACTTCGTTTCTCTATTCGCAGAAAACAATTCCAAACTGTATCATCAACAACGAGTCTTTCTAAATTCTGGACTCCATCGGACTTGGATTCTTCTTTACCCAATACCACTATATCAGACGGTGAATCGTTTGATGTGTTGTTCTTAGCAAACAACAATTCTGTAACAACAAGTGGACAAGTGATTTACAGTTTAGAATCACGCTTGTATAATAAAAAAACTGGAACAAATCAGATAAATAAAGGAATTCCTGACGATTCTATATCAGCAAATACTGGATTGGCTGGCTCAATTCAAACAAACACAGATACGGTTTTGTCAGGAGAAATTGGGTCAAGAAATACACTACAGGTGAGAGTTTCTACACAAAGAGAAGATATATCTCCCATAGTGGACATGAGAAAACTCGGTGTGTTGTATGTCAAAAATAGAATATCCCGTATTACTGGATTTTCAACAGCCCAAGAAACAAAAAACTTTGCTGGATCTGGTGGGTCTGCCATGAAATATATTACCAGAAGAACAGATGTGGATTTAGGAGCAAATATAATAAAAGCCACATTTGAAGCAAAACTTCCAGGAAATCTATCAGTTTCAGTGTACGCAAAAGTATTGTTTGAAGGTGATACAGATTTTGACAATCAACCCTATATCGAGATGTCTAAAATTTCTGGACAAGAGAACACTGCTAGACAACAATTTAGAGAGTTTTCTTATGAATATGACGGAACAGCAAACCAAAAGAACATTGTTTCGTTCTCTGTCAAAATAATAGTGTTGGATTCGGAAGAAGACTCTCCCAATACTCCAAGGATCAGAAATCTAAGCGTAATTTCGGCGGTGAGATAATGAGAATAGAACCAGACAGAATCTATGTGAGAGGCGATCGGGCCATGTATTCCCAGTTTTTACAAGAGAAGAACCAGAAAAAAGATTTAGAAAAACGCATAGATACTCTAGAAAAATGCGTAGCAGAAATGGCACAGGAAATAGCAAAACTACGAACAACAACAGATAGTATCGGAGACGGCAAATGAGTTCACCATTACATTCTCCAATCTCTACCGTATCACTCAGTGATACTTTTGCCACTCTGTACGGCAGAGTAAATGAAACCATCACTGTTGTAAACCAGATAAGGATATACGACCTCCAGGCGAGGGGTGGTATTGTTCATTCCAGAGAAGGTGGTGTGGAAAATATTCGCCTAAACTTGCCCGTTACTGGTGGAACTTTTGGATACGGATTGAATCTTATTGCGTTATCGTCTTCAGCAAGTGGTTTTGTGGACGGAGAAGCAGGAACCAGCGCAAATTTTGAGGGCATGACTCAGGGGGTTCGGGTAGATTTTGCTTCTCTTCAACCCTCCACGGCATTTACAGAAAATGGCGGAACCGCCTATGTGTCTGCGAATGATTTGGTTGCCGTCGCCGCTACAGGAAGTCGGGGAGACGGTGTATGGAGGCTTCGTAGCGTTTCTGCGACAAACTCACTTCCATACACCATAGCCGGAGATCACCGATTCTCTGGCGACATCTTCTTTGATGGCTCCAAGGTTGTAGTGAACTCTTCTCAGTTTCATCTGGACGATCGCCTGATCTTTATAGCCTCGGCAGGAAATACCGACGATCCTGGTGCTACATCGGGTCTGACCTCTAATTTTGGATTGGCAGGAGGTTCAGGATCTGGACTCGTGATCAAGGGAGCATCGGGCGACAAGTTCATGGTGTACTTCAACAGCGAAGGCACAGGAGACTACTACGCTTTCCGCTTCTCTGACCATATCCAAACAGACAAGTCGTATATTTCTCCCACAGGTCAGTTCAATTTTGTAGGAACTAGTGGAAGTGCACCAAGCATTTCTCTTCGGACAAAGGCACAGGACACCGCAACTGTACAGACAGGCTGGAAGATTTTCCAATCCGTTACAGGTGCGGCAGCGGGTTCCCTACAGATCGGGCGAGAAGGAATATCAGATGTTAATACCCTAGAGTTGTTCTCTAACGGTGAAGTGAAAGTGGGCACGCTTTCCACAGGAACTGGCGGACAGGGTTCTTTCCGAACATACCCTGCTGCTTTTGCTGTTCCCGCTGTTGGTGCTGGTGGAGTTCTTCATTACGGTTGGCAAAACAGAGATATAGTGGAGTTTGGCACTACCGCCAATAGCGGACTGTTTGCGGAAGCACTTTCCCTGTATAGATCAGGAACAGCCCTTGTTTTCAATGACAACGGACAATACATTCGTGGACAATGGGACGCAGAACCGTCTACAGGTTACAAAAATGCTGAAGTGATAGGAATCCTAGAAAAGACCACATCCGACTATATCTTACAGGTTCCTGTTACAGGTGGTCTAGGGACTTCTTACACATTAAACGAGGCGGTTCGTATACAAAATGGAAATGGTCAGAGTATTTCTGGATATGTGTGGGAGGAGCCACCGACAACGGGACTCAGCGGAATAAAAGTAATCATTGATGATTTCCCTAGTGGAATTACAGCAGGAACAATAACAGGTGGATCTCCGTTCTACACTTCTGGTGCTACGCTCTATGGTAGTTTTGATAATGCCGCTTTGGGCATTTGTGGAAGCATAGGAATAACAGCCACCGAAAAACAATGGGCAGTTATAGTTCGCAATGGTGTGTTTGAGATACCCCAAACGAATGCTGCCACAGGCTATGCCGCTCTTTCTGGTCTTACTGCTGGTTATGTAATGTATCTCCACAAAGATGGAGGCATAACATATGCCAGTGGAAACAATTTCAGCAGCGAGGAGTTCTACGAGGAGGACGCAACAGTGGCAAAACCACTGTTCATTTACCTTGGATTAGACTCTAGTGGCAAAAGATTGGGAATGTACCAACCATACCAAGGTTCTGGCATAACTCAGGCAGTTACTGGATTTAGTGCTGAACCTGTTTTCTACGAACCAAACACCCAAGAACTCACAAACTTCGATATTCTCGGAGATGTGGGTGGCAGGAACAAAATCGTAAACTCTGGTTTCGACCTGTGGACAAGATTGGACACAATGGGAAAGACCTATGCGGGTTCTGAAGGGTCTACTTATTCAGGAGTGACTTTCGGAGAAACTTCGTACTCGGTGTATCCATTCGGAGTCACCTACACGGCTGCGGGCATACGGGCGGGATACATCGTAGACGGATTCTTCATAGACGCCAGTGGCACTAGAGAGAAAAAAATAGTAGTGAACAGACGACAAGTAAATCCTTTCGATACAGTATTAGAAGATTCTACCAATCCTCCAGAAAATGAACTAGTCGTTGTTGGTCCCGATGGTACATCAAAAGCAGTAAGGCTGTATTCTGTTGTTCCGAACTACCATACTCTAGGAAATCACGATTTCAACTTCTCTTTCTATGCGAAATGTAGCAATGATGCGGGTTTCTCTGCGGGGATTACTGTTGGTGTAGCATATGTTTGGAATGGTGGAAGCACTTATGCGAAAATAGAAAGCCACCACCTGACTCTCGCAACAGGGACTGGTGTCAGTGGGGGAACTAGTTACTACAAAAAGTTAGACCAATCGTATAGAAGATATAATTTCCCGTTCTCTAGTGAATCTCTGAGCCTCGGCACAACAGGATACAAAGATTCGTTTGTTGCCCCTTTCATTGAGTTTGGAACAGACATGACTTCTTCTGCTAGAACTATTTCTACTACAGGCTGGCAATTGAGCAAAGGAATGTCTGTAAAGCCGTATGTGAAAAAGTCATATGCGGAAGAAAAAGGAGAATGTGATCGCTACTTCCAAAATGTGGTTGTGGCTCATGGAGGATATTTCCCTCTCAATACGGGAACTTCAGGACCAGATCTGTTTGCTGCCGTAAACTTGCCTGTGAGTTTGGCAGAAACACCAAGAGTGGTCGAAGCCGTGGATATTTTGAATCGAGGAATTTGTGGAGGAACCACCGGAGATTATCAGAGTCTTCGTAAGAACTACATTTCTGTATTCCGAAAAACGAATCCAAGTTCTACCACATACCATAGATATTTTGAAACTTTATACAGCCTTGACGCATCGGGTTTCTCTGGATCTGTCCAGTCCCGTCTACTTGGAATGGCCTGATAGGAGAAACCCATGACTACCACAAGAATATACGGTAACAACCCGTTCGAAGTCTACCTCAAACCAACAAATAAAATTGAAATAACCGTATCAGGTTCGAATTTTTCTGTTGGAGATGTTGTTGCTTATAATAATGGTACTTTGGTACGAGCAAATGCCTCAAATCGAGCAACTTCTTCTGTGCTTGGTGTAGTGACCGCCGTTCCCTCCGCAGGCTCTATAACTGTGGTCACTCAAGGAGTGATAGGGATAAATCCCAAAGGATTTGATGGTTCGTCTGTGGGAGATGTTTTGTTTCTTAGTCCGTCCAATGACGGAGAGGTTCAGCCCTCTCCTCCTGTTGCTCTCGGAACAACAAGAATTCCAGTAGTTCAAAAATTATCTGGACAAAGTTACTTAGTTCTTGGAATACCGGGTATAGTAAACGGACTTTCTTACCGTGGATATGTTAATATTTCTGCCATACAACCTGTGGGAACAGTTTCTCCATTCATTGGCAGCACCACCTCTGTTCCTAAAAACTGGCTACTGTGTGATGGTTCTTATGTGAGTGTAGACACCTATCCAGAACTGTACCGATTAATAGGCTCGATATACGGTCCTGTTTTGGACGGCAGATTCAAACTACCAGATTTCCGTGGAAGAACTCTTGTGGGAGCAGGAAACGGAGATCAACTCACTCCAAGATTTATCGGTGAACTTGGTGGATCAGAAAAGCACCAACTTGCGGTCAACGAAATGCCCTCCCACAGCCACAAGCCAGCCGTTGGAACTAATTCAGGTGTGGATTTTTGGTGGGGCAGCGATGAGCGTGTTGGTGCTCCCAATTTTGACTATGATGGTGCGGGTGGAACAAAACCCAATGATGGGTTCATTGCTCCATCCACGAAAACAGATACTGTCGGGGGCAATTCTCCACACAATAACATGCCTCCGTATTCTGTTGCTAACTGGATCATTCGTGCCAAAGCAGAATCAGAATTTGCTCTGTTGGATGTGAATGTGGAAAGCCTGACTAATGTGGACAAAGGAGCAACCGCAGCAGCAGGTGATCTTCTCAGATACGACGGAGCAACATGGAAATTTGTACAGAACAAAATAGTCAATAGTGTAGATTTTACTGCTCCAACCAATATATCTACAGGTTATCTAAAATACAACGGAAGCGGAACCAATGTGACAGTGGAATCAATTTCTGGTTCCAACATTGTGATTAGTGACCCCAACCCTGCCCTTACACACACCAACGGCTCGCCAAGACCAGTATCAAAAACAGTATCTTTAGGTAGTAGTTTTGGGGTCATAACTGGAAGAAAAGGCATTATTCACCTACACGGAACTCTAGAGATAGAATCAACCACTGGTTCCATAGACGGAACTGTGAATGTTAATCTTGTAGGATATAGCGGAAGTAGTGGTTTGACGGTTTTGGATACTATCACCATCCCCCATTATATTAAGGGTGATGTTCGTTCAATGAAAATACCTTTCCACGCTACAGTGGCTGCTGAAGTATATCTTTCTGGAACAGACCCAACATACAAATTCGGATATTACTTGTCTACTGCCACAGGATCTCAATTCAAGGCAAACAAACTCACAATAAATAATGTGAAGTTCGTGTTCTAAGGGAGAAGTTATGGGATACATGGCAGGATACAATTACGATGTCTCCAATCTAGACAGCAATTTTTACAAAAAGTTGTCTGCTGCTTCTTCTGTACCTGCTATTTACGAAACCATAGAACTGAATGGAACCTCCTCAGCAAATGTACAGATACAGGACGCTCTGAACAAATTAAATGATCTGTTTATTGATGATTCTGTGAGTATTGTCCTACAATTTGAGGGAATAAGTGGTTCTACTTCTGATGCCACTGTATCTCCCACCTATCACAAATTCGATAATCCTGTTTTTATAGATCACCCCGTATCAGACAGATTAGTCATTCAAGGAATTCCTCCAAGCGATCACTCGGTACTTGGGGTTTCTTACTATGATGCCGTCAATCGTGGATTGATTACAGGATCATCCTTTGCCAATGCCGCTACAGCCGCAGCCGAAGGATATTATGCCCAACTGATAATCAGCAACGGAAGTAGCCTAAAAATTGGAGAATATCTTGCGGTATATGATAATAGGCATCAGAAGTATCTTAATCCTTCATATTTCAAATTTACAGATACTGTAAACGGTCGTGAATTTGCCACACCATATCCAGTTACGGCAGAAAAGTTAAGGGCAGCATTGATACAGGGTGTTCACAAAATTGTGGACAAAATTGATTTTGCCGGTAGATCTGGAGGTGTAGCAGGCAGCACCGCAAATCCCGCAAACAAAGTGGATTTTGTCACGGTTCATATTAAGAACCCAAATCCCACTTACGAAATCGGACTACGGTCTTACGGGATAACCTTTGCCCGTCGTGCCTTCCTTTCTCCACAAGGAATAGTTGGCAGATACGAACAAGGCTACGGTTCTAGCGCAGTTCTAAATGATCCACTGTTTTTCAGCGGCATGACTTCTGGTGCTACAGGGGAAGAGATCACTCTGCCGGGATATCGTTCCTCCGCAGATTATTCTTATGGTGTCAGTGGTTCTATAGCAGGAACAAGATTCTTGGCCGAAATTGCCACAGGAGGAACGAGCGGAATAGGTAGAAACGACTTTGGGTTCACTCCAACAGACAAACAAGGAAATGTTGTCGGTACTGATTGGGAAACCTATGACAGATTGGCAATCGCAGGAGCGTGCTTGTCTAATCCTATTCAAAACTATCGTGATTCCAATGACTACCGTGCGAAGGGCTATAAAACAATTATTGAATGTGAGAGCGATGGATTCGTGATCGCCAATGATACCAAACCACCAGAACTGAAAAACATACTCCTCCTTTCCAAGACAGGTAAGGGACACGGCATTCGGGTGGACAACAGTTCTTCTGTAAACCTTCGCCAAATTGCCGTGGTAGGGTTTACTGGTGGAGCAGGAGTTTTTGCTAATAATAGATCTACAGTTACAGTATTGGCAGACAAGTTCTCAGATCCTGAAGTATTCCGTGAAATGGGTGCTTTCTCTTGCTGTAACTACACAGGCTTTGAAAGCCGAAACCATTCCAATATTAATGCCTCCCGAACTGTGGCGGCGGGGAATCGGTTTGCGAATTACTACTCCGCCGAAAACTCGTATATTAATGCGTATGCCGTTGTTTCCCTTTCATCCAAGAAATACGGAATCGTCGCCGTAGGGAAGAGTTTCATTAATGCCGATTCCGCTTTCTCTTGCTTCAACGGCTCAGACGGGTTCTTCTCTTCTAATGGAAGTCTTCTGACCATAAACAGTGGACGGGCTTGCTACAATTACGGAAATGGAATACATGCGTTTTCTTCGGGAGAAATACGATCATTTGATGTCATTGCCTCTTCCAATATCAAAGACGGTATTGTGGCAAATGACATGTCCACAATAATCTGCGGTGATTCTTCCAAAGAACCCATAGAGTGGGATATTAAATTCGGATATGACTATAGAACACCGTACTACAACTTTGAAAATCCCACCAATATATCCCAATCCCGATTCAATGGAATATCGGGTCTTGCTGCCTCCACAGATTCATTCATCAATGCTTCATTCTTCGAGGCTTATGACAATTCACGGCTCGGTGGCGAGTGGGGCAAGTTGCGTGATGTGGCCTGCGTGTATTCCCCGACCGTGGGATATTGCTACGGTGCGAGCGGTTCAGGCTCTTCGGCGGGAAGCCGGTGCGATGCTGCTTATGCGTATTGTGATGATGCTGTTTATTCCTCTCTTCCTGATCCTCCTAATTCAGTTAATATGAATGATCCATTGAATGATAAAACTCCAACATCAGGATCGCTCTGTATTCCTTATGCTGATTCCACAGGACTGACGGCTCAAGTACCAGTTTCGAAAAAGCGATATGCGGCACTAGTTGGAAAACTTACAACTTTATATGGGGGGGCAGATGGAGTTACTCTTGGTCGAATACTTGCTTGTAAGGGTTATTTCCCAGGGTGTTTGCTCATAGGTCAAGGTTTCGACAATGGAGCAGATCCCGGAATGGCGAGCAGTTCTGTCCCTAGTGGATATTCCATATGCGATCCTACGGCAAATATTACACAAATACTTGAAGGCTCCACAGGAACCGTGGACGAGTCTTTCATTGTGGCAAATGAAATTTTGGCTTGTACCGCAGACACAAATACCGTTCTTCAGAATACGATCTGTATAACCAGTACTAATACCGCCGCCTTTAATACTCCACAAAGACCCCTAACCCTTGTTCTTCCCAATTACGATGTGGAAATCCGTGATTCTTCCAAGATTGCCCTCGCAGGAAGAATTGCCAACTTTGGTTACTACGACCCCCGCTCGGGCGTGCGGATACAGCCTGTATATAAGGGAACAGATCTAAATATTAAACCAGGCACTCTTGTGGGCTACGCAGGAAACAAGAACGGAAGTGAACTGGTCATCACAGACCAAACACTTCTTGAAGGCGGTGCTCTAGCCAATCAAGGGACTGGCACACGAAGCACCCTTCGTAATATTCGGTATTCGTCCGAAGACTTCTTGGCAGCAGCGGAATTGTATGATCCTGTTCCACAACTAGGATACATAAACACGGAACCGTATCAGTTGAATCTTGGCAAGGTTGATCCAGAAACAGGAGCCTTGACTAGTTCCATCGGCATCACAGCCGCATCAGTTTTGGTTTCAAACACTTCGTCTACTCCACAACAAACAATGGGAGTGAATGATGCTGAGGCAGGAACTGGCTATCCAACCTATTGACGGAGTAAACCATGTCCAAGAATCTCCAGTTTCTAGATGATCCTGATGATGTTCCGTATATCAACGAAAGCATCACTCTACATGTTGGCATAGATGGCAGCGATGAAGAAAACAGCGGAGCCGCAGATGCTCCCTTTCGCACGCTCGGAAAAGCCGTTGATGTGGTTCGGAACAAGATTATAGGTAAAGATAATTTTGTCACCATACAACTTGGTGCGGTGCGGACAGACAGAACAGGATATAAGCCAAAAAAGTATTTTGAAGAAGAAAAGGTCAAGATAGATTTTGAATCGGCCAAGCGCATAAAAATCAAGGGAGTGAAGCCTACAGACCATGAAGTTGTTGGCATCAGTTATTTTGACAAAGCCCAAGACCGTGACGGCTACTATTGCCAAGTTCTAGTGACGAATCAAGACAAAATCAACATTGGCGATTACATCGGAATATATGACCATATAAACGCCAAAAAGAAAGATCCGTCCTACTTCTGGGTGCGGTCAAATACATTCACTTCTTACTTAAGAATGATTAATCCCAATAATTGCTATGCGGAAGTAATTAGGGGAGACATGATTTTGGGGGTTCACGAAGTTGTGGATGTTGGTCCGACCGTGAAGACAGCATTACCAACAGAACTGTTCGCACCGCAGGGTTTGGAAATTGGTGTTGTGACTCTTCATGTGAAAAACAACAACCACACCTATAAAAGGTTGAACGAAGTTCCGTTCTATAGCGGTATTGGAACCAAAAATAGCGAGCAAATACTCCGATACGGAACCTTGCCAGGATACTCTCCTGAAGACAGCAAACTGTCCATTCCAATACCCCCGATATTCTACGGAGCGGAAATGCTGTCCCGACCGGACGATTTGCTCTCTAAAGAGTATGAACAGTTTTATTACTCTGGTGGTGTTCAGATGATAGAAATCGTGGACATCATGGTTCGTGGATATGGCCTAAGCCTGTCTCCTCTTGACGGAAAGATTTATGACGACAGACCAGGACGAAAGGGTTTCGCAAAGGATGCCACATTGTTGTGGAACGACCCCACACTTACACGGCACTATCGTGTTCTTGTGGCAAATAAAATAGCCACTTATTTCTACAAGAAAATGATAAACGATCTGCGATTGGATGCTGATTTGCCTTTCTACTTCGGCAAGTCCACAGACCCCACAATTACCGTGAAAGAACTCCTCGTTGCCGCAAAAAAGATCAGGGACTTTTTGCTGTCTGGAGCCAAAAATATCGAAGGGGTTCCTGTTTGGGATGAGAAGAATCACCCTGGATACGGCTACGGTCCATTCGATACAGGTGTCTACGGTTCTCCACTAAACAATCCTGGTCAGATAGACAAAACTTCATACCCCCGTGAGTATGCGGACGAGAACAAACTGTCTCTTTTGCTACAGTCTTACAATCTGTATCCTCCTATCAATGGACAGATGTATGGGCCTACTTTAGTTAAACGAATAACCAGATGGTATAATGAAATTGATTCCCTGAACGGACTTCAGTTGGAACGGTGGACCGCCAAGGGTTACGACAGCCCGTTCTTCTGTGGGTATATTACACCACAAGGATGGTTTAAAAAGCGTTGGTTGACCGACAATGAAGGCTACGGGGGAAACAGCGGGAATGATATTACAACTTTGGAAAGAGTGGAGTCTGAGGGAATACCGTCGTCCGATGGACTGACCCACGGATATTGGGAAGTTTTTGGTGGAACAAAACCCATCTATGCGGGCAACCCGTCAACAAGTTTCAACTCTGTTGGGAACGGAACTGTGGGAGCCTACTCCAACGACAAGAATGTTCCTAAAAACCTGTCCATCATAGACGAAAGCAGTTTCAATTATGCTTATGCTGGAGTGACTAATGGAGGATGGAGTGGAAACACAGGACCACTGTATCGCATAGGCACTATGGGAAGTGCGTGGTATACAGGCACTGTTAATTCTATTGGCAGTATTGCTGGTGGTGTTGGGCCTGGTCTTTTGGGTGGAGTCATATTCGATCAGTATTCCTTGGGATATTCCAAGGGAGCGGTCGGAGCAACAAATGATTCTATCAACGATAAAACCACTCCAATTGTAAGTGGAGTCAACGAAACGGAATTAGACCTGTTACACTCCACACAGACCACAATATTGCGTGCGAAATGCTACAAAACTGTAGTAAGATTCGGAAAAGACGGAATCTGTGTCGATGGAAAAACTAAATTGGGATTCCTGAAAGACCTGTGCCTTGTTGGATTAAGCACACAAAATCAAACCCCCACTTATGGATTGCTTTCAGATCAAGAGTCTGTAGTAACAGCATCCAATATTGCCGTGGCTGGATTTAATTACGGAATTTCCGCAAAAAATCAGTCGCTGATAAATCTTCTTGCCGATCTTGGGGACTCCGCAATCGTGACTTCTGTTATAGATCCTGGAGCAATATGCTCTGCTAATGGAATTGGTATAATCAGTACAAACAAGTCTCATATAAATGCCAGACGAACTGTGGTAAGTGGATCCAGACTAGCGAATTATTTCACGGGTGTCAATTCCTCTTTGGATTGTTCCAATTCCGTGTCCGTGTGCTCGCACGGGCACGGGTACGTGTGCGACTTCAACTCGTATATGAAAGCACACAACGCTTTCTCGGAGTTTAATGGTGGAGTGGGCTTCTGTGCCTCGAACAACAGTATTCTTGTGTGCCATCGTGGTCGGTCTATATGGAATGGTGGCGAAGGGGTTCTTGCTCAAAATAAATCGCAGATAAAAGCACTAGAGTTCATATCTCGCAGCAATGACGCAGACGGATTCTTGGCAAAAAATAAATCTGTCATAACAGCAGGCCAAAATTCTACAGATTACTCCCAATACCGTAAAGAGTTCCTGAAAGCATCTGGAGGAGTTGGTGCTGGTACGATTTTAGAAGACACATATTATGGGACAGAGACTTCTCTTCCGCCTTTCATGTTCAGAGTCTTGGTAGAAGACCCCGAGGGTGGAGAAAAAGTGGTTTGGAGAGAAACTGCGGTGGGAATAAACAACAGCCCAATACAAGGATTGAATGTTCTATACCACGAATGTAACAGTACCATCTCAGAATTCAATGCTGGTTCTGGTTTTGCCGCTGACGGTGATTCCACTATTATTGCGGATAATACCATAGCACGATACAACAGCAAACGCTATGGTGAGTTTTTCCTTTACGGTTGGTCTGGCACCCGTGGGGCATTTGCCACAGACACCTTTGTTCCAAGGGAGGGATAAGTGATGGGAGATCAAGGAGGAGATTTTAATGGAACTCCGGTAGACATCGACGGAATCACCTATCAGCCCGGTAGTGAATCTGGAATCACATGGTCTACGCAATATTCTTCTGAATATGTGGGAATGTATGCCGGGGTCGGACCAGAGTTTTTCTCCAACTTTGTTCTTCGTGATATTGGAGGCAAGACTGCGGGAATATGCGTAACTCCGTGGGATTTTAATCTTGTCCGCTGGAAAGACACAGACGGTAATCCTACCGATCGTCCCTCCGCTTATGAAAGAGATGGATTTACGGGCTGCGATTGTTCGTATCGGACATGTGATTCCCTTGTGGGTCTTGGGTTTACATTCGATCCACAAGAAATGATGAATCAGATAGGAGGAATTTTGGTTTATGCTGGTCTGACTAATGCTAGAGACACCGTAAGCCAAAGTAATACGCTTTTGGATTTGGGCTATGGCTTGGGTGTTGGTACTGTACGAACAGGACAACTATCTCCTGCACAAATTTCACAGTATAGAACACAAATAGCAAATCTTGAGGGAGTGGTTCTTGGGAGTCGTGAAAGCACATTGGCTAATTATGCCTTCTCCAATATATTGGGGACCGTAACGGCGGGTGTTCGGTTCAAGAATAACCTCATTTCACTACTGGCATTTGGAAGTTCGGAATACACAATAAATCCCGTAGATTGGAATGTTGGGAGTGAAGAACCAGTCAGTTGGAATACTATATCCGAAGATATAATCCGCAGTTATGCTAGTTCCGCAGAAATACCTGGTCTAGAAGTTGAATTTATCTACAACAACACCAACACCGAAGAATATTGTATGTGTCTCGATGCGGGGCTGTATGGATTTGACGGACATCCTGATGTGGATCAAAGAATAGTGTCGTTTCAAAATCCAATAGAAAACGCCCAAGCCTTGAAAGACCTTGGATTCAATGGAGATCCCGCAGATTTCACCCAATTAAAAAATTTCTTCACCTTAGACCCAGAATACCTAAAAAGTAAAGGGGTTCGAGGAGTACGACCGTATCGATACGGACCTAATTGGGCTTTCGGTGGTGGTTTCTTGTCCCTGAACATTCTTGCCACGGCAGTCCCTGAGTTCAAGAATTGGGAAGCCCGAAACTCTGGAAAGATACGGATGTCTGGAACACCAAATGGAGAGCCGTATGCTTTCGGCAATCAATGGCTGGAATGGGGAGGAAGAATAGGCATTCCAGAGATTGAGTATGTGCCAGTAAATCCTGTGACTCTCGGGGGAGGCGATTTTGTGGACATGAACTTTGGCTATCGTGGTGCCCTACAAGGAAGTCTTATCTACCGTGGCCGATTGCCATCAGATGTTCTTGCGTATGAAAACAGCGATTACGAGTTTGCTTTCACCGGTATAACTTATGGGAATAGCCCGCTCGGAAACGAGGGAAACAGTAAATACTTCATAGCCCTAACCAATATTCGTCAAGACGATGCTGTGACCAATGAAGAAGCATACGGAATAAGCGGCGACTTGGAGACTTTGGTTTTCTCACAGAGGTTCAGTGAGTCCCCACAAGACAAGACCATACATATAGCATAAAAGGAGCAATAAACCATGAAAGTGAAACTATCGATACTGTTTGACGCACATCCAGCCATTGAACTCTTGGCAAAACAGTTCTTTGCCGTTTCGGAAATCGGAAAGGTTCGGAACCTTATAGACGATGTAAATGGACACTATGCCGAGATTGCCCGAAAGCAAGAAGAACTACTTGGCCTGTATGCCAAACAGACAGAAACGGGCGATTACGAGATGGACGACGACAAAAAAGGCTTCTACGAGATGGAATTGACCCAATTCTTGGAAAAAGAAGTAGATATCCGGTGGGAACCCATGCCTATCGAAAACCTCGGGGAAAAAGTTCGTATGCCCATTCAAGGGTATAATCTACTTCAGTTCCTGTTCACACAAGCAGAACAGCCTGCTGAAACTGTGGCTTGACTTCAGGAGGAACCCCCGTATACATAATAAAAGAAGAAGGGGGTTCTGATGGCACAACCGTATTCTCGGCAATCACTAAAAGACTATTGTCTTCGGCGTTTAGGCGCTCCGGTCATCAATATTAATGTTGACGATCAGCAACTGGAAGACCGATTAGACGACACTCTACAGATATTTTCCGAATACCATTTTGATGGTGTGGAGAGGATGTTTTTTCCGTATCAACTGACGGCAGAAGATATTGCCAACAAATATGTGGATACCGACAAACTGAGCAAAAACATCATAACGGTTCGGCGGGTGTTTCCGTTCGGATTCGGTCTAAGCAACGTGACAAACATGTTTAGCGCCCGCTATCAGATGCACCTCCAAGACTATTTTGGTCTACGGAACGGAAATTTCAATCTTGGTTACTACGATATTGCTCAACAATATATCAACATGGTTCAGCAGATATTGGAACCAGAGAAATCATTCAACTTTAGTCGTGTCACAAATAAATTGAGTATAGACACCAGTTGGAAAGAAAATATTCAGTCTGGAATGTATCTGATGATTGAAGCGTATGTGGTTCTTAATGCCGAACAGTATCCTGAAATATTCAACGATCGTCTGCTTAAAGAATACTACACCGCTATGGTAAAGCGGCAATGGGGACAAAACTTGTCTAAGTTCTCGGGCATCCAATTGCTCGGTGGTATTCAAATGGACGGGCAGAAGATTTACGATGATGCTCAGGCACAGATAGACAAAATTGAAGAGCAACTACAAGACAAATACGAACTACCCGCAGACTTCATGGTAGGATGATACATGAAGAACCCGTACTTTAAGCACGATTTTGCCGAAACACGGCTCATGGAAGACCTTGTAACCGAGGCCATTGAGATTCACGGTTACGATGTCGTCTATATTCCCCGTGAAAAAATAGTACGGGATAATCTTTTCGGTGAAGACTGGCTCTCCAAGTTTGACGGTGGAGCCGCCTATGTGGAGATGTATATTGCTTCTTTTGATGGAGTAGAAGGTGCTGAAGTTTTCTCCAAGTTTGGTATTCAAAAGAAAGAAAAACTAAAACTCGTTGTCTCCAAGAGAAAGTTTGAAAGGGCCATGTCCCATTACATGCCAGAATTGTTCCGGCCCCGTGAAGGTGATCTGATCCATATACTGCCCCTGAAACAATTTTTTGAAATCACCTTCGTGGACAGCAGCAGTTCTTCTCATTTCTATCAAGGAGACAGGCTCTATACCTACACCATAACCGCAGAAGGCTATCAATTCGACAGCGACATTATACACACAGACTTTACCGAAATCGATAATCTGGTTACACATGACAGTGAACTTATGGTTTATCTCGACATTGATGAAGTTTGTGGTTCTTTCAAGAACAACGAAACTGTTTATGTGGGAAGTTCTCTGACCGGTTCTTCTTTCTATGGAACTATAGTAAACTACGACAAGAACACACCAGACCTGCTACAAATTCGCAACTACGGCGGGTCGGCGGGGGCAGTCGTGGGCCAAACAATCACCGGTCTTATTTCTGGTGCGTCTGGCTCCATTGCTGCGGACATGGGCAATACCTTGTCTAACATCCCCACAGACCTGTTTGCCAGCAACGATGAATTGCGTACAGAGGGCCACACCATTATTGATTTCTCTGAGGTCGATCCATTCTCGGAGGGTAATTACTGATGTTTACCCACTTTTACCACAGCACTATAAGGAAGTATGTTGTTGCCTTTGGCACACTTTTCAACAACATAAAAATAGAAAAGCCTGGAGAAGATGGATCTTTGGCAAAAACCCATGTGCGGGTTCCTCTTTCCTATGCTCCCAAGGAAACCTATGTCCGTATATTACAAGAAAATTTTTCTATATTGATAAGTGGAGACGATCAAGGCAGACAGCAATGGGCAGGATTCCTTCCCCGCATGTGCTTTGAAATAGCAAATATTACCTACGATCCCACTCGCAAACGCAACACTATGAGCAAAAATGTGATGTATGATGCTACTTCGACTGGTAAATTGTCATACACTTATTCTGAAATTCCATATAACATAGAATTTAACCTCAGCATAATGACCAGAAAAATCGATGATGGGTTACAGATAGTGGAACAAATCATCCCTTATTTTGCTCCAGAATTTGTTGTTACCCTGAATCTTGGAGAATTTGCCCCCAAAGTAGACATTCCAATAACTCTCAATAGCGTGAATCAGACTGTGGAATATGAAGGAGAAGGGGATGCGGTAAATGTCCGTGTTGTGACTTGGGATTTGGTTTTTACTCTGCGTGGATATGTGTACGGACCAGTAAAGAACTCTTCTATTATAAAGACTGCCATAGCAGAGTTTTTCAATCGAGGAACAGACTATCGTTTGGAAACTGTGCGAGCCGATGCCCTAGATCCCGATTCTCCAGACGAACCACCGTTCACCCTTGCCACAGACCCCAACGATTACAAAACAAATATACGAATATTTGGAGAATCGGCCACGGACAACGACATATTTGACCCCAACGGATGATGGAGATTAGAAAATGGAAGAAGAACAAGGTGAGCGAATATCGGACAAATTGAATATAGGATTTACTCCCCAAGACGGTGGAGCCATTCGCAAAGTGGCTCCCGACATACAGGCAATTGAAGGCGGAAAGCCCATAGACGACCTGGATTTAAAAAAGGACTATCTCACGGTACGAAAAAACCTGCGTGAGATCCTTATGAGCGGATCAGACGCCCTTGATGGGGTACTTACCGTAGCCAAAGAAAGCGATTCTCCCCGTGCGTACGAGGTTGCCGCCCAACTTATAAAAGCGGTTTCAGATGTAAACAAAGACCTGCTCGAAGTCCACAAGAAAATTAAAGAAATCGAAGGTGAGTCTGAGAGCAAAAAAGCCACAAGCATCACCAACAATTCCATTTTTGTGGGCAGTACCCGTGAACTACAGGCACTACTTAAAAATAAAGCCAAAGAAACTAAAGAAATAGTGGACACACAGATCGTGGAGGCTGAAGGTGACGGACAAACAGGATAAAGGGGCATATCTAGGCAATCCCAACCTGAAATCGGCAAATGTGCCGGTTCAGTTTACCGAAGAACAAGTCTCGGAATACATGAAGTGTGCCGAAGATCCTGTCTATTTCATAAAAAAATATGTACGAATTGTAAATCTTAACGAGGGATTGATTCCTTTTGACCTGTATGATTTTCAGGAACGGTTTGTTCAGACTATTCATGCGAACCGATTCGTGATTTCCAAGTTTCCACGGCAGAGCGGAAAAAGTACCACGGTCATATCCTATATTCTCCATACAGTTCTGTTCAACCCCAACCAGAATGTGGCGATTCTTGCGAATAAACTTGCCACAGCCCGTGAACTCTTACACCGTCTAAAATTGGCCTACGAGTACCTGCCCAAATGGATACAACAAGGCGTAATCAGTTGGAACAAAGGGTCCATAGAACTTGAAAACGGTTCCAAGATTCTGGCTTCGGCCACTTCTTCATCTGCTGTTCGTGGTAATTCTTTCAATCTCATACTCTTGGACGAGTTTGCCTATGTGCCTTTCAACATTGCGGATGAGTTCTTTTCGTCGGTATACCCCACAATTTCTTCAGGGAAGAACACCAAAGTCATAATCGTGTCTACCCCCAAGGGCATGAACATGTACTACAAGTTGTGGACAGATGCCGTAAATAAAAGAAATGAGTATGTCCCCGTAGAAGTCTTTTGGGATGAAGTGCCAGGTCGTGACGAGGCATGGAAAGAGCAGACCATCAAGAATACTTCGGAAGAGCAGTTTCGCACGGAGTTTGAGTGCGATTTCGTGGGGTCTGTCCATACGCTAATTTCAGCAAAGAAACTACAGACCCTGACCTTTGTAAACCCCATCCACAAAACTGAAGACGGATTCAAGGTGTACGAAAAGCCCCAAAAAGGGCATAATTACATTCTGATAGCAGACACCGCTAGAGGCACAGGAAACGATTACCATGCGTTTGTGGTTATAGACATGACCACCCCACCGTATCGAGTTGTGGCTACTTTTCGAAACAACACCATTCCTCCAGCCATTTATCCCACAGCCATAATATCAGCGGCACGACAGTTTAATGAAGCCCTCGTCCTTATAGAACTAAATGATATTGGTGGACAGGTTTCTGACATCATCCATGAAGAATTTGAGTATGAGGGGCTGATGTCTACTTCCATAAAAGGCAGAAAGGGACAAGTTTTGGACGGAGGATTTAACGCCCAAAACCAACAACGGGGTGTAAAAACCACCGAAGTGGTGAAACGGGTGGGATGTACCACACTCAAAGGTCTTATAGAGCAAGACCGACTAATGATAGAAGACTTCGATCTGGTCAAAGAATTATTCTCTTTTGTCGCTAAAAAGAATTCTTTTGAAGCCGAAGTGGGCCACAACGACGATCTGGTTATGACTCTTGTCCTTTTTGCCTGGCTAACTACCCAACTATACTTTAAGGATATTACTGGAGGCAATATTTCGTTTGAGATGTATGCGGGACAGATGCGGCAACTAGAGGAGGAGATGTTTTTTGGATTTCTTGATGATGGTCTAACAGACAACGACTCCGAAAATATTCAGGGCGGATGGACTCCGATACGGTAAAGCGGTCAAACACCATAAAATATACATACAAGCAGAACCAAAGTCCGATTATTAGATTTTGCCAAGAAGGAGAACGCACATGGCATTCCAAATAAGTCCTGGGGTAAACATCACAGAAATTGATAGAACAGGGGTTGTGGCCCAAGTTTCAACCACAATCGGCGGTTTCGCCGGAGATTTCCGTTGGGGTCCGGTGAACGAAATCACCACTATTGACTCTGAAAACACGCTTGTAGCCCGATTCGGCAAACCAGATCCAGGTAATTACCTGTCATTCTTTTCTGCTGCGAACTTTTTGGGGTATGGTTCTGCTCTCACCGTAGTTCGTGCTGCGGACAGTGCGGCCAAACTTGCCACCAGAAGCGGTGGTAAAAACGCAAATACCCTTTGGAACCAGAAACTGTACGATACTGCCACCAACTACGGAAACAGTGCCGCAAGTGGCTTTACGGGAATTGCGGTTGCCAAGTATCCAGGACTCGCAGGAAACAGCCTGAAAATCTCTTACTCCGACAATTTTGAGCGTGGTATTACTTTTGCTGGGTTGACAACTATCGCTGGTCTTCCAAACGGGTTTACCTTTAATTCCGCAGGCACTGAAGTTGCCATTGGAATCACGGGAGAGACTGATGCCATCGGAGCCGCAAACTTTGCCAAAGTTGCTGCCGGCGATTACCTGCGGTTTGCTGATGCCAACGGTGGGAACAAGGACTTCTTGGTCAAGTCCCTGACGGAAAGAACAGGCTCTGGTGGAATAATAACCCTTAGCATTTCTGGAGTGACCGCATCCGTGGCAACTCTCATAACCGGAAAAACTGCTGCCACAGCGGTATGGGCATATGCTCAATATGCTCCTTACTACCCTGGAACAAGCAGTCTTGCCGCACTCCGTGGATACACCAGCGACGAAATAGCCGGTGTTGTAATCGACGAAGACGGAATGTTCAGCGGAACTCCAGGCACAGTACTTGAAGGCTTTGTTGGTTCCAAGTCCGCCAACGCAATTCTTGCCGATGGAAGCAACAACTACTATGTGAACAAAATAAACGAATCCCCTTATGTTGCCTGGATTTCCCATCCAGAAACAGGGGAAGTCACCGCAAACGATGTTGCCTTCGGAGGAACATTTGCCCTTATCGGTGGTGCGGGTAGTTTCGCAACACTGAAGGCTAATATTTACGGTTCTCTTACAGGAGCAACTGATCCTACTCCAGCAGCAGGAGACATCCAAACAGCATACGACGAGTTTGCTGATACGGACAATGTGGATGTTTCCTTGTTGCTACAGGGTGCCCACAACAGCACAGTAGCAAAATACATCATAGACCTTGCCGATACTCGCAAGGATTGCGTTGCTTTCGTGTCTCCAGATCTGGACGATGTGAAAGACAAAACATCCAGTGCTGCCCTGAACAATGTGTTGGATTTCAAGCGTAATGTTCTGAACAAGAACACATCCTATGCTGTTCTTGATAGTGGCTGGAAGTACCAATACGACAAGTACCACGACACCTACCGCTGGATGCCACTCAATCCTGATGTGGCTGGTCTGTGCGCCAGAACGGACAACCTTACAGATCCTTGGTTCTCTCCAGCGGGATACAACCGTGGTCAGATCCGCAATGTGATCAAACTGGCTTTCAATCCAGTAAAGGCTGAACGGGATGCTCTGTATGCCAACAACATCAATCCAGTCATCTCTCAAGCCGGGCAAGGAACCTTGCTCTTTGGAGACAAAACCTTGCTCTCCAAGCCCAGTGCTTTCGACCGCATCAATGTTCGTCGTCTGTTCATTGTGCTTGAGAAGGCTGTGGCAACGGCTGCGAAGTTCCAACTCTTCGAGTTCAACGACGAGTTTACCCGTGCCAATTTCTTGGGTATTGTGGTTCCGTTCTTGCGGGATGTGGTGGCTCGTCGTGGAATCACCGAGTTCAAGGTGATCTGCGACGAAACGAACAATACAGCGGAAGTGATCGACCGCAATCAGTTTGTGGCAGACATCTATATCAAGCCAAATCGCTCGATCAACTTCATTCAGTTGAATTTCATTGCCACACGGTCTAATGCTCAGTTCAACGAAATCGGTCCATCAATCAACATCTAAAGCAGAGAGGTAAACACCAATGGCAGATTCGATTCAATCATTTCTTAGCGGGTTTAAAAATCCCGCAAAGACAAACCTCTATAAACTCACTATCTTTCCAGAGGGAGTGGCAAAAAGTCCTGAAGGAAACGCTTTCAACTTGAGAGCCAAAGGCTCCCAGTTGCCCACAAGCGACATCAATATTATTGAAATTCCATACAAAGGCCGTAAGGTAAAAGTACCAGGAGAGCGGACTTTTGCTGAATGGACTGTTACCGTCATGGAAACCGCAGAAATGGGTATGCGTAAAAGATTCGAAGAGTGGATTTCGGCAATGGACGCACCAGACACCATTACGAGAAACACCGACGCACTCTCTAGAATCCACTGCGATCTGTTACAACCAGACAATTCCACTATAGCAATGCGATATGTGCTATACGGGGCATTCCCCACAAGCATTGCTTCCGTAGACCTGACCTTTGATGAGCAGACAGCACCTCTAGAATACTCGGTGACATTCCAATACTCATATCACACAATAGAAAACTGATAATCAAGATATTTGAAAATCATCGTAAGAAAATGATAAATACTGGTGAAAGCCAGTATTTGTCTATTAGGAGGCAACCATGACCATTGCAAGCACGCTGTCCACAATCAAAGCAGGATTGGCCCGCACAAATCTATACTCTATAACCATACCAGAGGGATCAATAAGCCAACTGCTCCAAATACGAGGAAAAGGGACTCAACTCCCCGCATCAGATCTTGGCGTAATAGAGGTTCCCTATAGGGGCAGAAAACTGAAAGTTCCAGGTCAAAGAACTTTTGCGGAATGGACTGTTACCGTAATGGAAACCGAGGGAATGGAAGTCAGAGGAGTATTAGAGGCTTGGATAAATGCTCTTGATAATGCTGAAACCGGAGCAAGAGATCCAGCAAAAATGCGAGACATAACAGTACAACTTCTTAAAACAAATGGTGGTTCTTCTATAACTTACAATTTGTTTGGAGCATTTCCTACGAGCATTGCTTCTGTGGATCTTAGTTTTGATGAGCAAACAGCACCTCTAGAATACCAAGTTACCTTTAATTATTCCTATCATACTGTTACTGCTGGTGGGGGTGGCGGACAGCAGTCAGGATCACAAGGACCACAAATACAAACCTCGGGCACAGGACTACAGTTCTTTGCTTGACCTAAATAAGTGAACAGCAGGAGAA